AACTCTTATAATAATCAATACTATTTACAAGTCCTGAAGATATAATATAAGGATTAATTGTACTAATATCTGTATCCGATATTATATCATTATAAAACTTAATAGCATTATTCCTAAGTTTCGTAATATTACGTTTAGCTTCAAGAATCTGTTCTTCCGAAGTAAGATAAAATTCTATATTAGTACTCTTTCTTATATCTTCAACACTATTAGCTACCTTACCGTGATTAAGACACATTCTCCAATTTATATATTCAACAGGATTATTAAAAGTTACATATCTATAAAGATTCTCTTCAGAAACTTTAAATTTACCATCATATAACTTACCTTGAATACAATTTAAAATATATTCTTCTCGATTATTATCATTTGCTGCTTTAGGAAGAGTTGCTTCATATGATTTTAAATCATTAGCGATACGACTTTCATAAACATCAAAAGTATAACCACAATCCATAGTTAATCCACCACGAGGTATCTCCATGAAAAAATCATTAAGATACATACCTACTTTATCTTGCCAATCAGAATCATTAGGTGAAGTTCCTACAACAGTTGGTAATATAACTTTTAATTCTTCACTACGAGCAAGTAAATGTTGGACAGCACGAGTAGAACTTCCAAGACGTAAGGAAGTAGTACCAAAAGCTCCTTTATTCTTTAATTCAAAAACAGAAGGATTATTTTTCCATTCAATACGAATGATACGATTTACTTTAATCATTTTATTAATATCTAAGTTACTAATCTTTTATATATTAATTTAGGGAGTAGGAATATCTTCATTCCTACTCCCGTCAGCATCAATTATTCGAGCGCAAAATCCAACCAGAACGAAGTAGTAGGATTCTTAATATTTATACCTTGTGAACCAAGAACTTCATAACTTGCTATATCCTGTCGGTCAGAAAGCTGATTAGTCTTAGCTGCACGCCAAGAATCAGGAACATCTGCCATACCAAGATATACACCAGCTTTATACTCACGACCTTCCTCACATACAAACTGTATATTTGACTTATTATCCATACCAAGACTATGGTCCATAAATACAGCTGTATAAGAAGTTAAAGGAAGACCATTATATGTACGACCAGCTTCCCTATCTCGACGAGCACGAATACCATTATCAAATATATCAACTACTTTGATAGTAAGTGTCTGTCCATTTATAAGTTTATATTTATTGAAATATTTACCATAAGACATCCAACCACCAGCACTTTCAATTTCGTTAGCACCAAGAGTTACAAAATAGTTTTTAAAACGAGCATCTCGATAAATAGCATCGTTAAACATATAAGAGAAACCTTTACCACAATAAAGTACAATCTCTTTAACAATAGTATCTATACGACTATCAAAGATACGGTGAATAATCCTATCCAGACGAGAAAGAGTAAGAATTGGACCATAAGTTTCATAATTACCTACAGCCCTAAGAATATCACGAACTCCAGCTCCACGAGGAATAGCTTCTCCAGTCTTTTCATCAGTAAGATGAATAATACCATTTACATCCCTATTATATTCGCTAAACCATAAATCTTCTTCAAGCATTTCCCTACGAGTAATTTCCCAAACTTTCATCTCATAAGGCATCCAAAGATTTGTCGTACCACCACCTTCAGTAGGAAATTCAATATTCACTACAAGATTACTCATATTACCAGCAATCTCTTTAGAGAAACGATAATAACCATACTGATTAATAGCTTTAGCAGGAGCTTGATTATTACTCCTATTACCGTCAGATTTAGAACCCGGAATAGTAGGAGCACCTAAAGCCCAAACTGCACCCGGATTGAAATCACTTGTAGGAGCATAATTTTCAGCATTTCCACTCATATTCGTAAAACGATAAATGTAGCCACCCATTTCAGAAGCTACACCCTCATTCTGAATACGAAATTGTACACCACTCGGAGAAATAGCAGTATGCTGATAAATAAACCAATTATCTTCCATTAATACTTCGATAGTACCAAAATTAATACCCGGAGTATTTGTGGTAGTAATAAGTTTCTTAACTCTTGAAGTAACACGAAGACGAGTTGCAATAGGCCAAGTGTACTGAGTATCTCCACCATTAACTTTAACTTTAGAATCAATAGCTCCTTGACCAGCAGTTAAAGTAAGAAGTGGGAATCGGTCTTCATCTCGTCCCCAAAGATATGTAAGATTCATATCTATTTCAGCAGGAGTAGCAAGATTAAAGTTCAAAATCATATTCCTATCAGAATATGTTTTAGAATCAAATTTTACAACACCAAGTTCTCTCATTGTTAAATGATTTAATTAATGTATTTGTTTATTATTGGCAAGATGTCCATTTATAATTATTTTTGAGTCTTTATAGGAAGATTAAGTTTAACTTTTTCTCCATTAGTTTCTCCCAATTTAGAAGCACGAGCTTTTGAAGTATTTTTAGTGGAAGTAAGACTTCTTAAACGTTTAATTTCTTTATCAACAGCTTTACGTTCAATAAGAGAATCTATACCACCATTAAGATTCATAATACAACGAAGAGCATATTCCTCTGGATTAGATAATTGTTTAAGTTCATCAAGTTGAGCTTGTGTATAATAATTTCCATCAATTTCTTTAACAGGTTTGGAAATATAATCAAAAAGCTCTTTTCGAGAAATTTTCTTTATACCTTTATCAGTCTTTATATTTATACCTTCAATAGGAATAGTATAATTCTTTAAAGAACCATTATTTACTATACAATCGTAAAGACTTCCTTTTGCATCTTCAATTACAGTTTCTTTTCCATTACTATAATCGACTCCGTAAAAAGCTAACTCTTTAGCAAATAATTCACGTTGTGCATCTTCAACTTCTTTACGACGTTGTTCAATAGCAGCTTCCTGATTCTTCTTAAGAAATTCTAAAGATATTTGAGCATCTTCATCAAGAGTATTATTCGTCTTAGCAAATTCAGCTATTCGTTTAGCTCGTTCAGGAGAATTACCTCTCTGAATTTCAGCATCATATATTAATCTAAATTTAGCATCTTCATCATCAGGTACTGTCATCTTAATATAATCATGTGAAGAATTATATCCTTCTATAGTACCAAAACGAGATTTATAATCAATAATAGATGCAATATCAGGATTATCTTTTAAAAACTTATCAAAATTAGTTTTAAATCCATTAGCTAAACCAATTTGATATATATCTGATTCTCGTTTAGCTAATCCTTCAGCAGACCATTCATAAGATATAGGTTCTCCATTATCATCTAAAGGAACAATGCCACTAATATTAGAAATAAGTTCTACAGAAGCATTTTCGGATACTTCACTTTCCAAAGAATCATCACTATTTATTTCATTCATTGACGAAATTTGCTCCTTAGTAAAAACAATATTTCCGTCCTTAGTAGCATTTCCCTCAGAATCTAAATTATATATTTCACCATCAATTTCTACTTCGTTTGTATTATTATCTTCATTTGTTTCATTAGAAGATTCATTACTTTCAGAAGTATCATTTCCGGTTACAGAAGAATTATCTTCATTCTTATCTTTTTCTTCATTAGAAGATTCATTTTCAATATTAGAATCCTTTACATTTACAGTAGCAGGTTTTCCAATCTTTACAGGCATAATAGGTTTTTTTACCCCGCCATTTTCGCTTTCTATACTCATATTATCGAATTATTTATTATAGATGTATATTACAAAGGTAAAAGAAAAATAATCGAAATTTAGGCCATTTAAAGGCCATTACAGGCCGCTGGGAGAGCGGCATTGAAAATTATGTAGTCTACCCATTAAGTTCCTTTTTCATTTTAATCATATTAATATCGGCATCTGTATAACCACTTGCTTCTTCCTTACTTACATAACCATTTCCATCCAAATCTAATTTAAGTCGCTTATCCCATATTCGTTCATTAGATTCAATCTTCATCTGTTCGATAACTAATTGATTATCTCTATCAGCTTGTTTCTGATAAGATTCAAATTCTCTATTAGCAGCTTCTCTATCAGATATAATTTGCTCAACATTAGCTCTACCTTCTTGCTCAATCTTTGCAAGATTTTCTTCATATTCTCTTCGGGCTTCTACACCATCTTTAATTCTTTTAGCTATTTGACGTAAACTATTACTACTTATTGCATCAATAGCTATATCTAAATCTCCATTTTGAGCCGCACTAAAAGCTAAATCTTGCATTTGACGAAGTTTATTATTAACTTCTGTATTATTTCTTATAAATACAGCAAGATTATGATTCCAATCAGATGTACCATCTAAATCTACAACAACAACTTCATTAGTATTTGGGTCTATATAAGCACCTTGTTTACCTTCAATCCATGCAGCTTTTGAATAATCTAAATTTGCTTGATAATCTATTTCTCTAAATAGATTAAATACTTCTAAAGACCAAACACTACCAGCTACAGCATTAGCATAGTTCATTTCAGTAGTACCTTTACCAGCATAATCCTTAGTATCACCCATTCGAGCATTATTCATATTAGCTTCATTATAAGCATCAGCTTTTATATTAGCTTTTATTTGCTCAAGGGCATTAACATAAGGTATTATTGTAGAATTAGCTATTTCTCTAAAAGCCTGCAAAGCTGTAGGATTCATATCAGCATCGTCTATAGGAAATGTAGAATCTTTAGCTCCTAAAGCAAATCGTTCTTCAGTTGTCATTTCACTACTATCTCCTATAACAGATTCAGGCAATAGTAAGTAACTTTTAAACTTAGCTATTGCCCTTTCTTGTTGAAGAGTATAAATCCTATATAAAGCCATATAAGGTTGAATACGATATGGAATTGGATTTCTAATATCTTCTTTAATTAAACCTCTAATACCATTATAACTTAATTTTACAGAAGCTGTATTATTAAATGCTTCTCTTTGAACAATAATAGGTTCTGGTTTAATATATACACCTTCGTGCATACCACCTATCCTCCAACCTTCCCAAGTTTGAAGTGTCCATTCCCATTTAATATCTATATCACCTAATTCTTTATTAAGTTTATAAGTTTCATCAACAAGTGTTTCTTGAATATCTCCAAAAATATCTACATAAGTAAGAACTCCCTGTTTAACTTCGGTTTTCCATTGATAATGCGCTACATCAATTTCTCTACTATATCTTTTAACTTGATAAAGAGCTTGCAAATTAGTATTTAATTCACTTTGTCTTGCACCAAAATCTTCGAGATTTCGTATCCATTCTAACCCTTTTGTAGCTTCGTATTTATTACCACAGTTATATAATTTTTTCAAATATTCTATTTCAGAAGATTTTAGCTTATCTCTAAATCGAGTTATAACATCTTCTATACTCATAGCATAAATACGAACAAAAGCCTCTCCGTCTTCATCATATCTATGACCAGCATTAACAGGAAAGGCTTCAAGAGGTGATATACATTCTACATAAATATCTCCATCTTTAACATATCTATAACTATAACATTCTTGACATGCCCACCAATAATAGTACATTTGTAAATATACTTCTTTAGCATTTATCAAAGAATTTATAAGTTCTAATCTTTTCTGACCATTTATAACTACATTATCACTCCATTCTTCAAGGACTTTATCTATAGTTTCATCAAGAGTAAATTGAGTTTTAGAAGGTTGATTTGTAAGAAAACCTTTTTCATTAAGTTCATTAATACCTTTTTGTTTAACAAAAGCCATAACTTTATCAGCTACAGCTTCATTACGAGATAAAACAATAGATGGGTCATTATTAATAACTTGAT